ATGGCTAATAATCTTTTCTATATTTTCTTTTGATATACGAATAGCTTTGTTATCTTCTGCTCCATGTTTTTGTTTTGGAAACATTGTAGAGCCTATTGCATTTTCATGTGTCCACTTTCTTTCATGGAAAAAAGTAAATATATTTTTAAAAGAGTAATACAAACCCTTCATTGTTTTATGTGATATATCCATTGCCAATATCTGAGATATTATTTCTTGAGATATAGAAGCAGGACTTCTTGGATGAGTAACTAGTTTATCTAGATCCCATTGTTTTATAGTTTTACCTTGCACTATAATCTTTGCTAATTTTTCAGCAATGTTTTCTTTGTGTCTTAACTCTTGTCTTAGAAACTCTCCTTGTGTGTATCTAGTTTTTTGATAAGCATACCATTCAGCTATGGCTTTATATCCTGATACAGTAGTTGGTATATACTGATCTTTAATATATTCTATCCATTTAATATTAGCAAACTTTCTAGCTTCTTCATAAGTTTTAAAAAACTTACGACCACCACCTATCTTTTCTAATTTAACAACGTAAGTATTTCTATCTTTTCTTTTAGCAACTTTTAACATTCAGACCTCCAATAATTAATACAGTTAGTATATATTATTGACAGGTATAGTCAAGTTACCCGTAGTGGATAGGGTACCAAATCGGTACCAAGCACCTTCAAAGGTGCAGAAAATATGGCGTCCCCTACGGGAATCGAACCCGTTAGGTTTTGTTATAAAAAGGTTAGATTTCTAGGGGTTACAGAGAGTATAGATACCAAGATAGGTGGTTATATTACCATAGTTATATGATACTTTCCCGTACCAAAACAGTACCAAATCGGTACCAAGATTAACCAGATTTTTTAGGTCTACCTCTTTTATTTTTCTTAGGAATCACTTTATCTTTACACGCACATAACTTACCCACTAATCTTTTTTTTATTCTACTATATAGGTTTTTTATTTTGTTTATAATTAACATTTCCATCTCCTTCTTGCTTGTCTTAAACGAGAGTTAGGGTTCTTTGCTGCCTTCGGAAATTGCTTCATCTGTCCTGCACTTCTAGCACAATATGACTTTCTTCTTTTAGCTGCTGCACTACCTTTTTTTACCTTGCCAGTAACAGCAGTCTTTAATTTAGATCCGGGATTATCTCTTCTATATTTTTTAACACCTGCCTGCGTCATACCTGCACCAGACTTTGTAGATCTAAAATACTTTTTAGTTTTAGGTGGTTGTTTGTCAGCCATTACTTTTTCTTCTTTTTCTTTTTAGGAAAACCAGCTTTCATATTTGCGTATGCCTTTGGACTAATAGTTGATTTCTTTTTAGTTCTGGATATTCCTTTTTTCTTTCTTGCATTTATGTTTGCGTATAATCCTCTTCTAGCCATTATGCTCTCCCCATCTTTTTTCTCTTTTTTGATGCAACTATTTTTTTCTTTAATGCAGTTGGTAAAGTTTTTTGTTTACCTTTTAATGCACCATTCATAGGTTTCTTTTTTTTTCCGTAAGCCATACTATTCTCCTTTACTATAATTATTAAAAACTTCTGCAACTCTCTCTGCTCTGTTCGGAGTTTGCTGAAACCATCTAGAGTTTTTACACTCTGCTGCTGCCATCGCATATCTTCCATTCTCGATATGATCTAATGTTTTTTTAAACTGTAATAGTTTTGGTACACCTAACTGGTATGCCATGTTTGCTATTGCTATCTTGATTGGATCTGGTTGTTCTTTATACCAGGGTAAATTATTGTGAAGCTCTACTAAGAATTGATTAACAGAAGTTTCTAGTAACATCATTGCTTGTGCATCTGTTATACCAGCTCCGGGAACGTCTGGATCTATAAGTAATCCATATCCTAATGTAAGTTTATTTTCGCTGCATCGATATGGTATGTGTTTACCATCTTGCATCTTGCTGCCTTCTTCTTTCTTAATTATTTCTAGTAGTTCTTTAATCATGTATTGCTCCTTTACTTTTTAAACTGTCCAATAGATTTCAAACCAAAGCTTGCACCGATACTTGCAAGTATTCCCCATGACAACCAGTCAGGACAATCCTCTCTTAAAAACTTAAATCCATTTTCTATGTAAGGTTGAGCTGCTGGAATAAAACAAGCTATGATTAACAATATAAAACAGATAGTCCATAACTCATCTTTAATACTATCTTTACTTGCATCCATAGCTGATGCTTCCCAGTTCGCATCGCTCTGTACTTTCTTTGTTGTAGCTTCTATTTTTGCAACTGCTAGCTTTTGTTTTGCTTTTGCTTTCTCTGCTCGGTTCTTTAAAAATGTTGTGGCAATATTTCCTATTGGCCCTAGTAATGCTTGTAACATTAGTCCTCCTCTACAATTATGGTTGTGTCATCAATGTGTTTTTTATCTTGATCTCTTTTACTCTCAGCTATCCCAGCTCCTTCATTGACACAAATAAAATAATAGTGGGTAGCTAAGTCAGGATGAAAGATTGTGCAGTCATGCGACCTTGCTGATTTTATAGTTAATAGATAAGCAATAAATAAATAAAACAAATAAATAAATACAAGACCAAACACACTTATAAAAGAGTACTCCATAAGTTTCTTTCTTTTTTCTTGCTGCTTATAAATCATCTCCTGTCTATCTTTTCTTATCTTTGCCTGCATCTGTAATAACTCTTGCCATGCCGAAGGGCCTAGGGTAAACGAGATATATTCACGCAATTCTTTTTCCATAGATTGAGCTTTTTTTTTTGCTGCAAAAGCATTTAATGCTTCTTCTTCTACACTTGCTCCTACAAATATCTTTTTAAAGATAGGTGGATTTTTAGCTTGCTTCTCTGCTTGATTAATATCGGAGACAGCACCCATCCATTTACCCATATCACCATACATAGACTCTACATCTTTACCTATCTCAAAGCCTTTTTTAATTGTATTAAATGCAGCAGTAGCAATACCTAATGCTGATATTGGATCTATCATTTTATGCCTATAATGTGTAAAATTACGAGCCGTTTAAATGGCTCAGTTTGATTTTGGAGGTACTAAACTACCTCGGTTTTTATGTGTTATTTCTGTACTTTTAGGTTATCAACTTTTTCGTTTAATGCTTTTAGCTGATCTATTATTTGTTTAATATCGTGGTGAAAATCTAGCTTTAAATCTTTAAGATCTTCTTTAGTAGAATACATTTCTCTTGTATTAACTAGACGCTCTTGTAGCTCCTGCACTTTACGAACTAGCATGGTAAACATATAAGATAACATTCCTATAATAACGGACAGCATACCGCTCCATATAAATATTGGCTCAACTGTCATCTGTAGTAACTTTTAATATCATAATCGTCAGGCCAATCGTTTACCTTAGCAATAGTTTTTAAAGTATTATCTTCGTTATATTCGTCTGTATGTGCAGCAACAAACTTGGTCATTGAATTGCAGGCATCTATTTCATCGCATATTGATTTGTGTGCAGTCCTGACACTAGCCATGAAGTCAGTTACTTCCGAAGGTATTGCTACATCTGCTGTAATCTTTCTTTCTATTAACCAACTAAATCTACTTAGCATACCATGAGCTGTTGTAGCTGCTTTTTGTTTTGCTATTGTACGAAGCCCCGGAGTTACAACTTGATTGCCTTTTTCATCTAGCAATTTAGATCCATCTTCATTAACTTCGTTAGTGTCTGTAAGAGATTTATTCTTTGCTTTTGTTATTGTACCAACTACAGAGTTACCATCACTTGCAATAGCATAGGTTTCATTATTAGATATGTAATACTTATCATCAAGTTTAGTGCCGGGTGTAACTGGTAGTATTCCTACAGCTTTCTTTTCCGCAGCAGTCCATGCTGTAAATATTTTCCTAGAATGAGTAACATCATCTATTATCATTGTTTTGGGAAATCTTATAATCTCCTCTATTTTATTATCCTTTATTAAAGCCCACATATTTTTATCTCCTAAAAAGTATTGTTATATTTGAATGGAACGTCACCCCATGCTCCATAAACCATTGTAGCACCATTAATTTCTGTATTAGAACCTCTTACCTTAAAGCCATTAGAAAGAAAGTCTATAGGACTTGCAGTTGAAGCTGAACCCTCTGCAGCATTTGAGTTCCAATAAATTCTAACTTGAGAATCAGCATTAAAGGTTGACCTAGCAGTATCTCTTACTTGCCAATTTTCTGTAGCATCTGCAGCTTTAACAAAAACTAAACGTGGTCTGAAACCTGTATAAACAAATGGTCCATTTGCATTAGAATTACCTTCAAACGAACCAAACTTTTGCATACCTTCAACATCTGCCCAAGTATAACATACATAAGTATTACTACTTCCATTTACTTGACCATAAGCTGAAAGTGTTAATAAACTAGTTGTTGGGTCTGCTGTATATGGTCCATTAGAACCTTGATTTGCATTCCAACCTGAATTACTATTTAATTCACCAAAAGAATCATAATCACCATTATTATATCCTTGATGCCAAACATTCCACCCATTACTAGAATTTCTTTGTTTAATAATTGTCATAGCAGGTTTTACTCCAAGTCCATGTGCTATCGTGCTTCCTGAAGAACCATTTCCTGTATAAGTTAATATACTAAATTTACTTTTATCATTTGTTTGCCTTGTAACTGTAATATCTCCAGAACTATCTGAAGTAGTTGTTCCTCCATTAGCTTTCCAACCCCATGCTACATATGTTGCACCACTATCATTAGGACCAGTAGCACTACTACCTAATGTAAAACCATCAGTACCAAATGCAGAATATATGGAAGCATAACCACCACCAGTTTGTTCTGCATCAGTACCATTTGAAAATAAAAATTTATTTATACCTCTTGATGTATCACTTAAATAATTTGTTCCTGCTCCACTTCTCTTTTTAACCCATAAAAGGTCAGGTTGTAGATTTAATCCTGTTACTGCATTAGTGCTACTATTACCTGTATAAGTAACTATACCAAATTGTTTACTAGGATAATTTGTTGAAGTCTGTGCAGGGTCTATGTCATCTGATACAGGTACACTAGCTGAACCTAAAGCTAAAAATCCTGTTGGTGGTGTATAATAAAAATCTCCAAACCCATTACTATCTGTAGCATTTGCAGAGCCACTTGTTTTTGAATTACTAAAGCTAGAATCTTGTCCACAGTTTATATGAACAGTACCGGGGTTATTAGTATAATAATCTGACCAACCAAAATAATAAGTTTCACTAGCATCTAATCCTGAGAATGCTTCATTACTTCCTGCAGCAGGGTCACCACTTGCTTGAAATGTACCATTTTTAGACCACCATATTTTACCATTATCTGCATCAAAAGCTAATCCAATAACATCTCCAACACTAGTCCAACTACTTCCATAAGATGAAGAACTACCTCCATTACCTCTTTTTTGACCATTCCATGCTTGATATTGGTAAGCTCCAGTACCATCTAAAAGATGGTTACCATATTCTACATTTATTTGTCTTACTATTCCAAAACAATGATAATTATTATTTACAATATTATTTAATTCTATGTAATATTTACCAGTAGCAGGAAAAGCAAAATTAGATATTTGTACTGGATAACCACCAGAAGTTGTCCCTACTCTACAATTACCCTCAGAAAAAGTAGTTGTACTACTACTGCCTCCCTGATAGTGTTGTGAGTTCCATGTTCCAAAATTTGTATTAGCTCCCATATTAACTCCCTGTTCCTACAGTTGGACTATCAAGAACTTGATGGTCTGCAGGCATGTTATTTGCTGTAAAATCATTATTGTTTCCTGAACTGTCATTACCTAAATCTCCTGAATTTTCAAATTTAAGATGAAATCCATTATTACCAAATGTTGTGCCACTTGGGTCTTTTGGAATCCACACTCCATTTTTAGATTCACCAAACTGTGTAGGTTCATATGATTGTCCATCTGTAAAAATTACCTCTGCCATATAACCATCAAAATAATATGTTCCACCACCTAGTCTGTGTGTATCTGCTGTATTAAATCTACTTAAATCAGAATTTTGACTAGGGTTTGTACCTCCATTTACTGTTAATCTATCTCCATTTAAATATAATTTAAATCTATCTGTTGCTGTAGATTGTGTAGTATCATATTTAAATACAATATGATTAAAACCTGAGATATCTCTAAACTTACCATCACTATCTGTTCTATTTCCTCCTGATGTTCCAAAACCATATACTGCAAGAGAGTCTGAAACAAAAAGAAAAGATGCACCACTTCCATCAAAACCATTATTTTTACATATTATTTGTGGATAAGTACTTCCTCCTGTTAGTGTAACTTTTTTTATCCATGCACTAAATGTATATGTTCTTTGAGAAGTAGGTGTACCAAAAGTTCTACTTAAATTACTGCTAGCAGCAGCATCAAATCTACAGCTTTGTTCTATCTGATAGTCATAAAATTCACCACCACCTGATGCACTAGGTATTGCATTACTGTTTTGTAATATTCCCATTATGCGTATACCACAGAGTTAGTTAGATAAACATTCGTGCCATCGGATAAGTACGATACTAGATAAGTTCCTGCTGTTGTTAAAGTTGCTGCGGTTGTAGCAGATCCTTTAGTGTTTGTATGCAACGATACAGTATGACCTCCACTATTTATTAATAGTATAAATCCTGATTGCCCATCTGGTATGTTAGTAAAAGTTAAAGT